ACGATTTACTATGCTGAAGTTTTGAATCGTCAATCCAATTACATCTGGTGGATGGATTTCCCGTCTGAAGATGATTTGGGAATCTCGACCGCAGTAAATTGGGGCGGCGATGCAACCGTAGATTATGACACGATGTCCACCAAGTTGACCTTGACCGGCATCACAGGAACATTCACAGTTGGCGAAACAGTTCGTGACGCCGCAGCAGTTACCGTCACACCTTCTGGCACTGGCGCAACCGCAACTGGTACAGCTTTGGTCGGCGGCGGAACGGGAGTTATTTCCTTAACCGTCACTGCTCCTGGTACTGGTTATCTTGCTGCTCCAACCGTCACCGTTGTAGGTGGAAACGGAACTTATTCGAGCGCAGTCGCAACTGTTTCTGGTGGTGGAGTAACAGCCATCAACGTAACGGTCACCGGCGCATACACTGTAACCGCACCGACAATCACAATTACATCTCCTGGCACTGGTGCAACAGCATCGATCACAGTAAATGGCAGTGGAGCAGTTATCGCAGTCACACCTACGGCTGCTGGTACAGGATACACGGCTGCACCTGTTGTTCATGTCACTGGACCGGGTTCTGGCGCAACAATCACAGCAGTTCTTGGAACTGGTGGAACGGCAACTGAGGTTGTCTCTTACACTATCGTTGCCGCTGGTACAGGTTATTCGACAATCTCTGGTAAGGTCATCTCTTGGGCTTCTCCTGAATTGGAAATTGCTCCGGTCTCTGGATCTTTCGTAGCAACTGACTCTGTAACCGGCGTATCTTCAAGTGCTGCTGGTACTGTCAGTGTTGTGGCAGGTGGCGCTCTGACTATCCCGCTCTCTGGTGGTGTAGATGGTAACGCAGCAATTCTTGATGGCGACATCATTAACGGTTACACCTACTTCCAGTCCGCAGAAGACATCGACATTACGCTTCTTCTTGCCGCAGACAATGATTCAACGGTCACGACATTCTTGATCAATGACATTGCTGAATCCCGTCTCGACTGTGTGACTTTCATGTCGCCGCCGCTTGAGACTGTTTTGAACAATGCTGGCAACGAAGCAACTGACATTATTGCTTACGCCAATACGCTTCCTGATTCGTCGTACGCATTCATGGACAGCGGTTGGAAGTATCAGTACGATCAGTACAATGACATTTACCGTTGGGTTCCGCTCAATGGTGACATCGCTGGTCTTTGTGCTCGTACAGACAAGACGAATGCTCCTTGGTGGTCCCCGGCTGGCTATAACCGTGGAAATATTCAGAACGTTGTTCGCCTTGCTTGGAATCCTCGTCAAGCCTACCGTGACTTGTTGTATCAGTCGTCGGTCAACCCGGTTATCACTAGCCCAGGTCTTGGCACTGTTCTTTTCGGCGACAAAACATTCTTGGCGAAACCAAGCGCATTCGACCGTATCAACGTTCGTCGCTTGTTCATTACGCTAGAAAAGGCAATTGCAACTGCTGCGAAATTCACGTTGTTTGAGTTCAACGATCAGTTTACTCAGGCATCATTCGTCAGCATGGTCGAGCCGTACCTTCGTCAGGTTGAAGGCCAGCGTGGTATCTACGACTTCCGTGTGGTCTGTGACTCTACAAACAACACGCCGACAGTTATTGATGCAAACCAATTCGTTGGTGACATCTATATCAAGCCTGCTCGTTCGATCAACTTCATTCAGCTTAATTTCGTAGCTGTCAGAACGGGAGTTGACTTCTCAGAGGTAGTTGGAACATTCGATTAATAAGGGGTTCCAACTCCCTTCTAAATAAGTACAAGAGGAAAACAACAACATGGCATTTAATATCTCAACATTCCGCTCCGCTCTAGTTGGCGATGGCGCACGTCAAAATCTTTTTGAAGTTGACTTGGTATTCCCGGCAGCGGCGGCTGGTGCAGCAGGTACAGCCCAGCAGAATCTTACCTTTTTCTGTAAGGCGGCTTCGTTGCCACCGGAAGAAGTCGGTGTTGTTCCTGTTCCTTACTTTGGTCGTCAAATCAAAGTTCCTGGAAATCGCACATTCCCAGAGTGGAGCATCACGGTTATCAACGATGAAACATTCGATGTCCGTGGCGCTTTCGAGGCATGGTCGAATGGCATCAACGCTCACTTGCAAAACATTCGTGCAATCAACTCTGTAACCAGCGTAGGTTATGCAGCCGATGCAACTGTCATTCAGTGGAGCAAAACGGGTGCGTCACAAATCGCAACTTACGTTTTGAAAAATTCTTGGCCGTCTGCTGTTTCTCCTCAGGATCTCGCATGGGACGCAAACGATCAGATCGAAGAATTCCAGGTCACAATGCAGTACGACTACTGGACTAACGCCAACACTCTTTAATGAGACATAGTTTTCATCGTCCGAAGACCATTACTCCGTTACGGTCTACAAAAGCATCTGTAGCTATTAGACAGAAGACACCTTCTAAGCCAACAGGTCCAGTGACGATCACCACAGCAAACGGAGATCAGTCAACTACAACAAACCCATTCGCCAAGAAAAAGCGTAATGGGTTTGTTCCACGTATACGGCCTATTGAAGGGCCGGTTAGCGACGAAAAAGCAGCATCACTCTTC